GAGCTGTGTGGTGGGGCATCAACAAGGCAGACAAGTTGCTTACGCTATTAGAGCTGATGGCAAAACACTTACGAGCATTATAGCTGGTAGTTGTTATGAGCATGACGAAGGGTACATGGGTCCTCAAGGTAACCACTACTGGCGAGGTATCGTAGTGTTGCATGAGGTGAATGATGGTTGCTTTGATGAGATGTTCGTGTCTCTAGACTTTCTTAAGAAGAGGTATCTATGAATAGCCCAGTAGCAATGCCTGAACCTTACGGTTATTACAAACCAAAGACTACAGACTTAGAGAATTATTTTAAGGGACTACATAAAGTAACGATGGCTGATGACAAAGATATGGTCAACTCACCTTCACATTATACGCAAGGGAGTATAGAATGTATCGATGCTATCGAACAGGTAGTGAGTGGTTTAGATGGAATGGAAGCTATGTGTACTGGCAACGCAATAAAGTACCTGTGGCGATGGAAGCACAAGAACGGAGTTGAAGATCTGAAGAAAGCAGTGTGGTATCTGCAGCGTATGATTGACAACTACGACGAATAGGTGTATAATATATGTTACTTAAACACGTAAAGGATATAATGATGATTGGTGATAAGACTAAAACAAAAGATAAGATTAACTTTAATAAGTTCTTCCCTGGTGAGAACTCATTCGTTAATGTAGATGGTGGATTTAAAGATGCTAATGATTGGTGGGTAGATCTTACACTACAAACTGGACTACGTGAGTCAACACAGTTGTGGGTATCAGACTTCAAACCAGCAGATTCTCTTAAGCAACTACGTGCATTGTTGGAAGCTACTGAGAAAGCTATTGCCTTTGCTGAGAAGTGTATGGCTTCTGCTCCAGCTAAGGTTACAGTTAAACAGAAAGCAAAGAAGTAAACAGTGACTACTCTTACACTGCCAGAGTTAAAAGAACGGTTGAAGAGTTTAGATGAAGTTATTCTTCTGGAGTTACTTGACGTAGCTTCAGAAGACTTAGTTGAAACCTTCGGTGATATTATAGAGAATAATTATACAAGACTTCTTAAAGAAGTAGATTGGAATGAAGACGAATGACAGCATACAATATGACACCTTACAACACCTTCATCGCTAAGTCACGATACAGTCGTTACCTAGATGATAAAGGTCGTCGTGAACATTGGAACGAAACAGTAGCACGTTACTTTGATTTCATGGAGAAGCACCTTGCTACTAAGCAGAACTACACACTGACTAAAGAGCTACGTGCAGAGCTAGAGCAAGCAGTAGTATCGTTAGATGTAGTACCTAGTATGCGAGCTATCATGACTGCAGGTCCTGCGTTAGAGCGTCAGAACGTGGCTGCATTCAATTGTTCTTATCTACCTATCGATGACCCTAAAGCCTTTGATGAAGCGATGTATATCCTTCTCTGTGGTACTGGTGTTGGTTTCTCAGTGGAGCAGCAGTATGTTAAGAAATTACCTGAAGTGCCAGAGCAGTTGTTTGATAGTAAGACTTCTATTGTTGTGTCGGATTCTAAAGAAGGATGGGCTAAATCACTTCGACAACTCTTGGCTCTTCTCTACGCTGGCGAGATTCCAAAGTTCGACGTATCACGAGTTCGACCAGCAGGAGCTAGACTTAAGACCTTTGGAGGACGAGCCTCTGGACCAGGACCTTTGGAAGAACTTTATAAGTTTTGTGTCGCCAAGTTTAAAGGAGCAGCAGGTCGTCGTTTGTCTTCCCTTGAGTGTCATGATATTCTATGCAAGATCGGGGAAGTTGTTGTTGTGGGTGGAGTCAGACGGAGTGCAATGATTAGTTTGTCTGATCTATCAGATGACAAGATGGCACATGCTAAAGCAGGTAACTGGTGGGATGGTCAAGGGCAACGAGCACTAGCTAACAACTCTGCTTCGTACTTAGAGACACCAACTATCGGTCATTTTATGAGAGAGTGGAGTTCTATTTATGAGTCACATTCAGGTGAGCGTGGTATCTTTAATCGTGAAGCTAGTCAGAAGCAAGCTGCTAAGAATGGACGACGTGATGCGACTTATGATTTTGGAACAAACCCATGTAGTGAAATCATTCTACGTCCTTATCAATTCTGTAATCTGTCTTCTTGCATCATTCGTGCTACTGATAGTATCGATGATATCAGCAATAAGATTCGTCTTGCTACGATCCTTGGAACATTTCAAGCTTCGTTAACAGACTTCCCTTACTTGCGTAAGATCTGGCAGAAGAACACAGAAGAGGAAGCATTGCTTGGTGTATCAATGACTGGTATCTGTGACAATGTATTGTTGAATAACCCTGATGATGTAGACTTACCTGCTCGATTGGAGAAACTACGTGACACTGCTGTTGCAACTAACGCTTTTTATGCTGACGCTATTGGTATCAATCGGTCTGTGGCTGTCACTGCTGTCAAACCCGAAGGAACAGTATCACAGCTATGCAGTACTGCTAGTGGTATTCATCCTCAGCATAGTAAGTACTATATTCGTCGTGTCAGAGCTGATAACAAAGACCCGCTAACACAGTTTATGATTCAAGCTGGTTTCGTTGCAGAGCCTTGTGTGATGAAGCCTGAATCAACAACAGTATTTAGCTTCCCTGTTGCTGTGGCTGATGGTGCGTTATTGCGTGAAGACTTATCAGCAATTCAGCATTTGAAGTTGTGGTTGATTTTCCAGCGTCACTACTGTGAGCATAAGCCTTCAGTAACTATCTCTGTGTTAGAGAAAGAATGGATGGATGTCGGAGCATGGACATTCAAACACTTTGATGAAGTTACTGGTGTGTCTTTCTTACCGATGGATGGTGGAACTTACAAACAAGCACCTTATGAAGAGTGTGATGAGCAGACTTACAATCAGTTAAAGATGTTAGTACCAGAGACAGTAGACTGGGAGAACTTCAAGGAATACGACGATAATGTCGAAGGAGCACAGATGTTAAGCTGTACTGCAGGTGGTTGCTCAATCTAATAAGGAAAAGATATGTTACTAGAACTACATTTTATTACAGGGTTTATGTTTGGAGCAGAGTGGGTTAACGAGTATGAAGACGCTAACCACTTTGTCCTTGACTTAGGGATTGTGCGGATCATGGCATCATTCCCTAAAGATGGAGAGTTTGAAGGTTAAGATTTAAAGAGGGCTCGTTCATCGTTACGACGGTTTACGAGTCCTTTCAATACCTTACCACCACCTATCGTGTACTTGAGAAACTCTTCAGCAGCCCCATCCATATCTCCACGAAGAACCTTCTGACGGAGGGTTGAACGCTGTAGTGTCCCAAGACCCACATTAAAGCTAAAGCTGACAAGAGCATCGAACTGACCTTGTGTAAGTTCAACAGGACAATATCGCTCGACACCTCGTTCAAAGTTAGCAAGATCTCGCTTAAGTATTTCATCTACTTCTCCCATCGTTATTGTCCTATTCCATCCTTCAGGGATAGGTAACGCTTTACGCTCAGCTAACGGTACTCTTGCGTGATTGGGGTCAATAACATGACCAACACCGATAGTCCACAGAAGAGCAGGACATTGATAAGGCTTAGTCCTAACACCTTCATGATGGCGAATAACTTCAAGGGCTTTGTCACTTACTTTCATTTCTTAGCGAAGGCTTGTGTACCGAACCAGAAAGCGATAATAGAAGCAAGGATCTGCATCTCATCTGCATCGAAGATTAGTGGGATAGCTTCAGCAAACTTAGTGCCAGACTGCCATGCCCACCAGATAGATGCTATATCTACAACCACTAACAAGAATACAAATAGATAGGTAACCATGGGTCTTACAGAGGCTCTGAGGTTAATTACCCACTGACTAGCACCCTGACCTATAGCGATGTCGTGTGCATACATTGCAGAGCGTTCCTGAGCCTGTGTCTCCATCATGACTTGCTCTGTCTTAATCTCTTCTACCCTAGCTTGTGCAGCATAGCCACGCTCAAGCATCTGAAGTTCTCTCTCAGTCTGCATCTGAGCCATCTGTAGCTCATGCGATTTATCAGACTTATCCTGAAAGAAGTCCATCAGTTTAGGTAAACCACCCATCAGGAATGATAAGGCAGTTGAAATTAGTGTTAGCATTACTTGTCTCCCCAGACTATAAAATAAGAAACTACTGCAGCAAGTAAGAAGCAGTACATCTGTACCCTCTTAACTGCCTTCATATCTTGATCATACAACTTCTTGTTTTGCATCTCTTCTTTAAGCATGCGTTGCTTGATAGACTGTATGTCGTCCCAGGCTTTAGCTCCATGCTTGTTTATTACTTCAGCCTTCATACGTAGCTCCATCTTCTTTACTTCCTGGATGATCTCGTATTCTTTGAAGGCTCTCATGACAGTATTGTCTACCTGATACTGCTGAGCTTTACGTCTCTCTTCTGCCTTCTGCTTAGCGACAGAAGTAGCGTCACCTTGAATTGCTTCAATGGTCTTGGTTAATTCCTTAGTACCTTCTCTCGTAGCGTTTAAAGAACCACTAAGAGACTTGACTCCTTCTGTAATTCCGTAGGGATCTGCCATATGTCATTCTTCTTCTATACCTTTTTTCTTAAGCTTAG